TTCTAGTACATTACATATAAAACACCCTTAAAACGTCAATTCTAGATCATTTTTTTGATTTGGTAGGGGTAGGAGGGGATGGACTCCACAGAGGGCGGTGATACTACTTCTCCTCACTAAAAAGGCATATCAAGGTTTTGAAAAAAGGTTTGAAAACAACATTCACAGTCGGATTCATCGTTTAGGTTGCTGTATATAGGTTATAATTTGTATCTTATAGTAGATATTTTGACATTGCCCGCAACATTTTTAAAGTAGGAGTATAAATTGTAAGTTTTTACTGAACAAATTGTAAGTTTTTACTGAACAATTAAAAAAAGTGCACAACATATGAAGAATAAATGGATAGTATAGAAAAATGGAAACCCCAGCAGATACTTTTGCTTGAGTATTTGATTGAAAACCCTTCTGCTACAAGGAAGGAAATGGCAAAGGTATCACAATGTGGTGTAGACAAAATAGGGGCTTGGCTTAAAGACCCCATATTTGTAGAGGCTTTCTACGATAGGTATATGATTGTTTTTGGTTCTAAGTTGCCTTCGGTTCTTAATTCAATGGTGAGGGAGGCTTTGGAGGGGAATGTCCAGGCAGGAAGGTTGGTTTTAGAACATTCGGGCAAGCTTGTTAAGAATGTTCACATTAAACATGAGAGTCCTTTTGAGAAGTTTATTGCCGCAGAGATGGTTAATGATGTGGTTGATGCTGAATTTAAGGAGGTTATTGCCGAAGAGGTCTCAAGAAGCCTTCCAGAGAGAAATAAGGAAAATGATTCCCCTCAAAAAAGGATTGCGAAGGAATCAAAACGCATGAGGGAGATAAGAAGGAGAAATCGAATCAATGAGAAGCAGCGGCAGAACCACAAGTTAAGGAGAAGGGCAGAAAAGGTGGGGTTAAATCCCCTCAAAGGGGGAAGACCTACAAAGTATGATAGAAAGAGGTGGTTACAGGAACTTGAAAGAAGAGAGGCTAACCCTCTCCCCAATCCTCAAACTTGAATTTCTCTATAAGTTCCTGCATTTCTTTCGGTATCTTTAAAGGCTTGTCAGGCTCCCCAAACAAATGCTTGCAAATAAGCCCCAAAAGCTGATTGTTCATTCTTGCAATATCCACCAATAGGTTAATTTGCTCTTTTCTTGTCATTTTTTTAATGCTTGACCTACTTTTTTCATAAGTGCCTTAAAAGGCTGCTTGACTTTCTCTTCATCAAATGCTATAAAATTTCTTCTATCCACTCCATCGCCTTCATAGTGATACTTACCATAACGTGCTGCCATAATACCTTCTTTTGTTGCTCTGAGGCTATCAGCAAGTTCTTCAGTACGGAGCAGGGGTTTCTTATGAGTTACTCCCATGCGTTTTCTTCGTTTAATTGTACTTGGGAGTAAAGCTGGCGTAACTTTGCCGCTTTTTATGAAGTCCCTGCTTGACTCTGCTATAGAAGCACCTAAAAGTCTGTTTGCCTGGTCAGAAAACTCTCCCGAACTAACATATCGGGCTAATTTGCCGAAATCAAATGTTGTTTTGACTGTTATTTTCATAAATAACTCCGTTTTGGCTTAAATCCTGTTCTGGGGCAATCTGAGGTTCAGGTTCGATGTCATTTACCTTCTTATTCTCATCAATTACCTTTTGAGCCTGCTCTATGGTTAAATCTTTGTTTTCTCTTGCCATGATCTTGGCTTCTGTGATTAAATTGTGTTCCAAATCAAAATTGTCCCTTAAAATCTGGTCTTGGACTGTTTTTGGGTACTCAACCTCAATAAAGTCAACCCCGAAGTCTTCTGGAAGAGAAATTCCGTTATAATCGGCAATAGCCTTCTCAACTTTGTATAAGTCCTGTTCATATAGTCTCCAAAGGGCAATATCATCAAAATAATCCTCTTTTCTTTCAATATCTTTAATCATTAAGCTGATTCCTGAAGGAACTTCCCCACCTTGCTCTGACCATTGTACCCATAAATGATTATTTAACGCTACAAGCTCAATCTGGAAGCGAATATTGTCAATAGCACCTGTAACATCCCCAGCAGGAGAGGTAACATTGTAACTTCCGTCCTCTCCCATGTCAAGAATCTCATTTGAACCTGCTCTTGCCATAGTTTGGTCTGCGTTTATGCCGTTGACCCAAGGCTGACCAAACATATTGAATCTGAGTCCCAATTGCATTTCTGTCATGGCTATATTGACCTGTTCGTTGCAACTCACAATATCTGAAGCTCCCTGTACAAGAAATTCATCAATCTGGTCTTCCCTATGGGTAAAAACAAAAGGTAAAACACCATAAGGGTTGGGTTCTTCCTTTACAGGGTTTCCATCTGTGTCAATTATCTTGTAAGTGCTTTTATCCCAGTATGCCCATTGGTTTTCCACAGTATCAGAAACATCATAAACATTATGCAATAGGGGATAGATGATTGCTGAAGGAGTAAAGGGGTCTTCATCAAAATAACACTCAAAAGAGTAAACAGGTCTGTATTCAAACCTGTCCTCCTTCCAGAAAACACGATTTGCAATAGTTCCAAGCAGTCTTGTCATTCTTTCAGAGTGTTTCATCCTTACATCCTTTGTAGGAATGAGAGATTCATATAATTTTGTCTGGGTTTTGCTGCCTATGGTTCGTTTTGCCCCTAAAGTATAAATTCTGCTTATCTTATTGACAAATTTACGGGTAAAGTTTGTTTCATACGGAGGGACTTCATTGAAAGCATCCCCACTGAAGCGGTCAACAATATATTGAAAGGTGGAAGTTCCTGTGTAGTAGTCAAGTTTTTTTTCAATAGCCCTTCTTCGTTTCTGAGACTTGTGGAGTTTAAATTCCTTCAATAAGCCCTGCATTATGTCTGTCATCTCTTAATCCTTTTCATTTGCCTGTTTTTCATTGGGAACCTATTTACTATAAAATATCTCCACGCATCACATCCATGATCGTGATAACCATCTTTTATAGGCTCATCGTTTAAATTCTTTCCTTCTCTTGCCTCTGGATAACGGTATCCTTCAAAATCCTCCATAATTCCTATACATTTGTCGCTGACATGAACCCTTCTTTCCTTATCAGCACTCTCAAAGAACCCCCTCACATAAGAAACCCCGCTTGCGACATTCCTGCTTGCCCTGTCCCTTACAAATTGAACCTGAATCCCATGCCTTCTGAAGATTTCTGTATCCCCAAGTCCTGTTTGTCCTTGGACATAGCTTCCAGACGGATCGCCAAAATACGACTGAATAGGATAGCCTTTTAATAGTATTTTCTTTGCAAGAACATCAGTTGGGATGTCTTTTTCGTGTAAAATCTCATCAATGACATTTATGTGCTCAACTCCATTCATGGAGTATGTTTGTGCCCATATAACCGCAGGCATCCTGAATCCGAAGTCAATACTGCAATAAGTCGGGTAGTTTGGGTTGTATTTTATTTTCTGTACATCCTTCAGGCGATTAAAAGAATAAACTTTCCCCTCAAATGATGTAAAATGTGCCCCGAACTCCTGTAGAAAATATTCAGGAGAGGAATTTCTCTTTCTTTCAAGAATGGCAGGATCAAGTTCCCCCTTGGGAAATTCGTGCTGGTTAATCCACGATGGAGCCTGATGGGATTCCCATTCAAAGTCTTTTTGTCCAAGTAAGTACAAATCGTGTATCCAGTTATATCCTTCTGGGGTTGTTATGAAAATAACTTTTCCTTTTCTTCCTGCTACCGTAGGGGCAAGATACATATCCCAAATCTTCTTAGGCATCTTTGCAGCCTCATCAATAACAAGCAGATCAAGACCTTCTCCAACCAAAGAAGAAGGATTATCCGCTGACATTGCCTCAACAGATGTCCCCCACTTGAAGTGAATGAACATATCTTTCTCTGAAGCACGTTCAATATCCTCTCCGTGACCGACAACCATCCTTTTCCAGACTTCACGAAAGATTAAACGTGCTTTCTTGTACGACATTCCCACAAGCCATACCCTTTTGTCTGGCTGGGATGCTACATAAGTAGCTTCCATAGCAGAAGCCCAAGTTTTCCCGAATCTTCTACCGCAAACCATCACAAAAAACCTTGAACCAGGTTTTGAAGGATAATGGAGTTTTAGCTGTCCCCTATGAGGGTGATACTTGAGATATTTAAACCATTGACCCTTGTATTGGGATTCTTTTTTAATATTAAAGCCCCATTAGTAAAAAAACCTTGTAATATATATGTTCTTTAATTTAAGTTATGTACCGTATATAATTCAACTTATTTATGTTGAAATACTACATACTCACTTAAGAGGTCTAAAATGTCGCAAGAAACAGCCGAAGTTGCAGGCGTAAAAACGCAACCAGCCGATGATAAAGGCGTAAAAACTCCATCCGAGACTGAACTCGCACAAAATGTAACCAAAGTTGATGGTAAAGAACCATCAGTCAAATATGTTCCCCGCACAAGACTCAATGAAGAAATTGACAAAGTTGATGAACTTCAGGGCAAGGTGGAGGAATATGAAAGGGCAAAGCTTGAAGCTGAAGGCAAATTAACTGAGGTCAATGCAAAGTTAAAGCAGGAAAATGTTGATCTCAAAAAGTTTAAAAAACTTCACGATGAGCTTGATAATGCTGTTCGTGAAGAAGCTTTGAGTCGTTTGCCAGAAGATAAACGTGAAAAATTTAAGGGGCTAAAGACTTCCGATCTTAAAAACGTAGTTGATGAACTTGTCTCTATTAAAAACAATCCCCCTGACGATGTTGGGGCAGTAACCTCAAAATTCAAAGGACAGGATTGGACAGACATGAAACAAGACGAAGTAAGGAAAAACTGGAAGGATATTTTAGCTTCTTACAAAAGATAAGGGTCGGTAATGATAGGAGGTCGGATGACTGAGTTGATTTACTACCTATAATTTAAAAGGAGAAAAATATGGCTTTAACAGATGCTTTAGACGTTAATGTACATAGTGGTGGTACTGGTGCGGTAACTGCAAATATTGCCGACCAGTTTATACCTGAAATTTGGGGACAGGCTATTTTAGATGTTTTCCAGCAAACAATAATGATGGATAATTTGGGAGTAAATTTATCTTCGGATATAACTCAATATGGTGATGTTATACATCTGCCACATATCGGAGTACCAGGATTACAGGCAGTTACGCATGGCGAAGAAATAGCAGTTGATATTACCTCAGGTAATAGTGATACATCTGCTCAAACCGATTTAACTGTAAGTGAATACAATGTTTCTTCTGTGTATGTCCCAGACATCACAAAAGTTCAAGCAAATTATGATTTGCTGAGTATTTATGTGAAACAGTTAGCGTATGCCAATGCCAGAGGTTTTGATAACTTCATGCACTATCAGGTAGCAAATAACTTTAAAGGGTTGTTTCGTAGTGGTACTGGTGCTGTTGGTGCAGATGCAAATACATCAATGCACGTTGTTACAACAGGATCAGTTCTTTCTCAGGCTAACTTAACTTCGCTTATGGCTCTCATTCTTGGAGAAACAGGTGGAACTGATGGATGGCATTTAGTATTATCCCCAGATATGTACGCAAGTCTAAATACCTTAACCTCATATTCTCAAGGAACACAAGCTACGCTTGGTGCTGAGTTTGGCAGAACAGGTAATGCTGGTGCTATTCTTGGTATGCCTGTTTGGATTGCTCAATCACCTTACATGGGTTCAGCTGGTGGTGGTACAGATGTTGGTGCTGTTGAAAGTAAGGGCATTAAATCTGTTCAGGCTTTTGATTCAAACGCTTCTGAAGAAAACGATATAGCTTATGGTTATGCTATACATGAGAGTGCATTGTATTATGCATTCTCAAAACAGGCTAAAATGACTGCCTCCTTTAGGCACTCATATTTGTCTACACTTGTTACTTGTGAATCTGCTTATGGTGCTGCGTTCAGAAATACTGATGCTGATGGTAATCGTAGGTGTTTTGCACTTATTGATTATAAGGCTGCATAATCAGTAGTTGATTAAAATAAAGGGGGGTGCTAATCCGCCCCCCTTTAATTAAGGAGATCGTATGCCAAAAGAAGAATTTAGATATTACATGAACATGAAAAAGGTAGTTCATAGGAGAGCCGAATCTTTGTTCAATAAGAACGCAAAACTTGAGAAAGTTTACTCCGAATCGTATATAAGAGTAAGTGGGATGGATGATTTAAGCCTTTATGTATCTCCAAAACCAAAAATTAAAAACGGTAAAAAGAAAACCGTAAAAATAAAAAAGAAATAACCTACCAGACG